GTATGTGGGTAGCTCTGAGGGGGTGAAAGGGCGTGAGAGGGGGCGTAGCGTAAATGTTAGGACAATTCAGGAGGGGAAGGACTGATAATGAGAATCATTCTCAACATTAACGTCACTCTGACGATAATCTCGCGCGCGTACGCCTAGGTACGTCGTTTAAGAAATAAATAAATATAATAAATAAATATATTAATAGTAATAGATAATAATCAAGTATAGAAATAAATACACGTATATAGATTCTTTATTGTATAATCGTTTTTCGTGTTTTTGTTCTTATTTACTGGAGTGTATTACACACAATAAAAATGAGTAGAAATTAGAAGTTTCGAGGGGTATTTTACGTGAGGCGTTTCGGGTACTAGGCATATTGCTAGATCATGCTAGTTCGTGTTGGTTTGTTGTTGTTGCTTGGTAGGTTGCAGGTTGTGGGTTGTGTGACTTTGGTGGGTAGTGTGAGGTGAGGCACATAGGATGAGCTAAGGTTGGTTAGGGTAGCCTAAGTTTTGTTAATTGACCTCCGGTTAATATCGGTATGGGGCAGGTCACATTTTTGGTATGGTCATGGGTCCATGAGTGATCAATTCTCAGCGTATGGATATGGGCCGGGTAGGGAGCTGGGGAGCGGGGAGGGCGCTTGACAGGTGGGTAAAGGAAGGGTAAAAATAAGCAACTAAAAAATCAATTGCTGAGTAAGTGTAAAGATGGAGGGGGTGTCATACCCCTTTGCGTATTTTCTGGCTACTAGTCCATACCCCTTTGCGTATTCGGGTGGTAACGGGGTAATAGGGTGGGTCAAATCACATGCTACTATCTTGACTTCTACCATCCCACCCTTCTATACTTAAGACATCAACGAAAGGAGAACAAAATGTCTGAAACCAGCTTTTACGGTTATTGCAAGGAAACCGATTACAGGGAGTTCGACACCACAGCCCTCAAGGACGGGGCTGTCGTTAAGATCGCGGCGCACCGCTTCTTTAAAGTGAGCAAGCTCGGAGGCTGGGTGTCGTACACGGGTGACATCCACACTGATGAAGAACTTGCCCAGATCGCTAAGTCGATGATTGACCCTATCCGGGTGTACAGCTGAACCAACAAGCGAAAGGAGAAAACAAATGATTACCTCACGAGAGCACTACACAGGCAAACTGTTCACAATCACCACCCCCACCGACCTGTCGTCCAAGCCCGGTGTCGTCCTCGCCACCGAGGCACATTACGAGCCTAACTACATGTCGATGCCGGGGGACAGGTGGGTGTCGAGCGAGGGCACCATCCTCACGTGCGAGCAGCTTTTTGATGAGCTGAACACTAAAGACACCAACTGTAAGCTGGTTCGTCTTTCTGATTATGACTTCCAGGGTATGTATGAGACGGACCTTGCCACGCAGTACACACGGATGGGATGGCTTGTCGAAGAACAAGAGGTGCCGGTCTACGACCTTGACATGGACAGCTTCTCAAACCGCCCTTATTCCACCCTACTGAAGACCGGCACTGTCGTTTACTTTAAGGGCCGCAAGCACTTCTTCTGTGCCGAGTTTGGTCTTTCACTGCTGGAAGGCTCGTGGATAGATGAAGAAGGCTCGTGCCGTGCGACAGCTGAGTTCTTGTTCTACGTCCTGAATGAGAATGAAGCGATCACGCTTGTTAACGACTGACAACGAAAGGAGAAAACAAATGATGGAAAAGCTTGATGAGCTGAACAGATTGTACTGTGAACTGACGTGGAAGATGCAGGATGTGCTGATTCCTATCAAGGATAAGGACACGACCTGCCTCTCAAATCGTCCTTATATCACCATCCTTGAACCGGGTACTGTCGTCAGATTTAATAAGCACACGTACTTTTATAGCTGCCCTTTCGGGATGATGAATCTCGAAGGCGTGTGGTCTGATGAAGAGTCTTGCACTTACAGTGTCCACGAGTTCTTGTGCAAGGTGATTGACACTGGTTGCCCTGTCGAAATAGTGTTGGAGGGCTGATGCTGCTCGGGATTATTTACTGTTTCCTGGCTCTCCTGTGGGCTGGCACGGCGTTTATACTCGGCTACTGTCGTCATGATTGCCGAGACATCATCAGTAAGCCTGTGTCGTTCTTGCTGGTCTGTGGTGTCGTCGCCTCGGTGGTTGAGTGCGTCTTGTTCATAGGTATGGGTGTTGCAATGATCGCGGGGTACCACTAATGAGCACTCTACGAAACCTCAGTAGTGGTGCCTGCATCCGTGTCGAACGGCTACACAAGTCATTTTTCCTAGTCCTTGGTGAGCTGACGTACTACTGGTTGGACAACAAGGGCAACTACTACAGTGAAGACGCTATGGAGCAGCTGTGTCGAGAACTTGACTATGAGGTCGTAGACTTCGGGCACCGCGTCTTTTATACAACAACAAACTTTAGGGGTTTTAACCATGAGCATTGAAGAACTTTTGACCAAGTACACCGATCTTGCTCACAAGCGTGAGCAAGCCTATGAAGTGTTCAAGTCCTTTGATACCAAGATTGATAACCTCGTCTATGACAACGAGGTGTCTGTCGAGCTGAAGGACATTGACGGCAACCCTACAGGATTTACTATCACTATACCTGATGACTTGTGGAAGGCTAGTGCGGGGATGGTCATTGCTGTCTGTGGTACTGAATGGATGCGCTGCGAAGATAAGTGGATAAGCTGTTACGGGGGTGTGCGGAATGATACTAAGATGTTCATTCATATCCTGCGTAACCGTGACCATGTCCATCTGATTCACAAGGGTTACTAATGGCTAAGCTGACAAAGCCACAGTTTGAGATAACACCCGAGGGTATCGTTGCACATTGCTATGATTTACCATCCTATTTCCGCAAAATGCTGGTTAATCAGTTAGAGCATGTGTGGAATGAGTCAGAGGACTTTGAGGTTGAAACCGAGGTTCCTATGTGGGAAGAACCTTATTCTTACTTTTTAAGGATTGAGGTTGCCCCTCTCGATGCGCGTTTTACTATTGAAAGGAGACTGCCATAATGCTAGTGACAGTTGATACTGAACAGATTGACCTGGTTCATAACACGGAAGTTTGTAAGGCTGCTCTGGATGAGCTTCCCGCTGGTTGGATTGTCGATCTTGAGTTTTTCCGTGCAGACACTTTCAGCTTCGTGAAGGCTTACGATGACTGGTTTATCTGTGCTGATGATTCTTTTGCCTGTGGGGACATACAAGACTTCATCGAAATCATCCAGGGTAACAACCCCTTGAAGGAAGAGGCAATGTCTGTTTCCTTCCACGAGCCTTTGTCGAGTGACATTGCTAAGCAGCATAACAAGGCGTTGGAAGAGGTGATGAACGTTAAGAACGGCGAGACGCTGTTGGATGGTCGTTTCGTTAAGTATGGTGACTTCTTCCTTGATACACAGAATGATCTTAAGCCTATGGGTCTGCTGGCTGTTGCTAACAACCTGTTTTTGAAGGAGTACTCGGAAAAAATTGACATTATGGACCTATTTACGAAAGGACATGATAAGGAATGATGACTTTTGCTGTTGGGCTGCTGATCCTCAGTTTTGCAGTAGCGCTTTTCGGGATGATGCTGGATGAGATTTACCCTTGGGGCGAGAAGGTAGTGGCTGTCGGCACGATTATGCTCTGTGTGGCTCTGGTTTGCCTCGCTGGTTGTGTCTTCTACTATGGTATCCACGTCTAAGGAGAAATGATGACTAATCCTGCTGAGGAAATCTACGTGATTTTCAATAAGAAGACAGGCAGCATCAAGACTGGTAGTGGCCGTAAGTACAAGATCGTCCACGCCTACCTGTCTGAGAAGATGGGTTGGGGTGGCATTGGCCGTATTGGTCAGTTCGCATGTGATGAGAAGGATGACTACGCGGTTGCGAAGTACCATCTTGTTGAAGCAAAGGAGAATCGAGAATGATTATCAATTTCAGTGAGTTGACTATTCCGTTCCATCGGCTTGCACCCGGAGCTGTGCTGATTAGTCCTGATGACGTTCGTTATCTAAAGTTCATCAGTGAAGACATGGAAGACTACTGGGTCCACGTGAAGGACTTGTGGACTAATCAAGCACACTCTGATGAAGAGTTGAAAAAGGAGATTGGAGACGGCGAAGGATGGAAGGTGCTGCCGTGACTGATGGAATCAAGTATCATGGTGATGGTAAGTTCATCGTTACTCAGGATAGGCTGATGGAGCTGCTAGAGACTGAGGTTGAGTTTAAGGTCTGCGACTACCTTTTTGCTATTGAACACCCAGCTAGTCGGGATACATGGTCAGCTCTCAATGATCTGTACCCTGGTTTGGGTACGACTGCCTATTCTGTCGCTGACAGTATTGTTGGTGAACTCATGGACAACAAGTGACCCACTGCACACTCAATTAGTGTTGCACGATCTCTCGTTGATGTGCTAGATTGGTCATTACCAGTTGATGGATCTTTGATCCGATAAAACCCCTGTGCTTGGATTGAGGTACAGGGGTTTTATTTTGTCCTCACAATGATGTGGTACACGTCACTGGGTTAGTTGTTGACAGATGTTGGCAGAGTAGATTAGTATAAATACATCAGCCACAAAGAAAGGAGAAATCAATGAACGCTGAATTGGCAGAATTAACCAAGGAGATTGGTCGGATTGCTGATACCCATGAGGAAGGTGTTGAGTGGTATAAGGTTGCAGATTTCTGTAAGATCATACCAATCTTTGAGGAACCTGAATCAGATGCACTAAATTACCACCAATACCAACTTATCGTTGATATTTATGCTATTGCATACTCACAGTGTGTTAATGACCCAGCCGAAGACTGGGGCACCGTAAAGATGTTTGCGAACATGATGCTGGGAATTGATCGAAAAGAGGTTACACCATGCTGAGTATTGCAGAAATCTACGACCTCCTTGAGGCAGCTTGCGACAATGCGCAGGAGGATGACAGCCCTGTCGTTAACGTGCCGAGTCTCGGTGATGTAGACCTTGGTACCGTAAAGAAGCTGAAGTGGAACTCAGTCACCTTCAAGCGACGTAGCACACTCTGGTTCGTAACAGGGAGAATCGTAATGATTGCCCTGTACGACTACGAAATGGCTTATCTTATCAACAATAGTGATAAGCAAGCAATCATTCTTGAAATGGGAGAAGAAAAAGAATGAATGATAACAAAGGGTTCATGGAGCTTTACGAGCAGACCCGAGAGAATCACAACAAGCTGCATAACTGGGACCTTTATGGTCTTAGTGTCTGGTTTGTCGAAGGGTTAGATAAGCGACAGGTTGCAGAGATTGCAGACTGCCACGACTTTGCTGCTATCACTGCGAAGGGTTGCGTGCTCATCACTAATAACCACGGGATTTGGGTGAAGATTAACACCCAGTACTGGTTCAACCCTGTCACTGATCAGGATAGTCTGATGCATGATCTCGATGTCCTCAAGTTCCTTATCACTGAAAGCGATGAGGGCAAGGTGGCGGCAATTATTGATCCTGGAAAGTAACACACATCACTTAGTATGGTGTTGACAGTCCGAGAAATGCAACTCTATACTAAACACATAACATCTGAATAGCCTCTCGATACCTTATAAGCAAGGGTCTGTGAACATTGGGAGGCACCACCCCTTGTGGCGGAACAGGCAGACGCGCTCGGCTCAAACCCGGGTTCCGAAAGGAGTGTGAGTTCGACTCTCACCGAGGGGACCACCAAGCACCGGACGATGCTGGATGATTAGGCCATAGCTGCCTGCCTCTCTGATCAAGAGGACGTGCCGGTTGCCGTGACGGGGGTCACGTGCGGGGTAGCACCCTAGGGACGACACTTTTTTGTGTGTGTTTCTGTCGTCCGAATAGCACCCCCACCAACGGAATGTAGCGCAGTAGGCAGCGCACCTGGTTTGGGACCAGGGGGTCGTGAGTTCGAGTCTCACCATTCCGACGGGCAGTATTGCCTGTAGTTACACAAGTGTAACTACCTAGCTGCTGGGTGTCCTCCGGGACTACCCAGCCTTTATCCCAGATAGTGTAATGGCAGCACGGCAGGTTCTGGCCCTGTCGGACTAGGTTCGAGTCCTAGTCTGGGAGCGCTTGACGATGAGGTTGCTCGATAGCACAAAGTGTCACGACCAAGACTTCCATCGAAGAGCTGGGCTACCCTGGTCAGGTGGCAAGCTGCTTAGTTTAACTGGTCAAGAACGGGGTGTCAGTCGCCAAGGAACAGGTTCGAGTCCTGTAGCAGCACGACAGAAAGGAGAAACAAAATGAAGTTACGACTTACTGACTTCGACTCAAATACTTACGAGGATGTAACAGGCACCTGTGAGCTGTGCGAGTTTAAGGGCATGATGGACCATCCTATCTACACATTCACAGATAGCTATGGTGGAGTTCATGCTGTCGATGGATGGTATTCTAGCTGGGGTGACATTACTAGCTACGCCGTTAACGTGCCTGTCTTCACGCATTGGCTTCACACTGTGGAGTTCAAGGAACCATTCGGACTTTCCGAGAAATATCAGGGTCTTTCAGACAAGCGCTTCTGGGAGGAGTTTCTAACTGATGTTCTTCGGTGTGCCGAGTTTTGTAGTAACAAGGAAGAACTCAATGAAAGTCTTGATTGGGCACTGAAGACTGATACACTGTCCTTGTAACAACAACGACAACAAAGGAGGAACGATGAGCATTGTCGATCTCGCAGTCAAGCTGGGTAAGGCTTTCGACGGTAGCTATTCGTCTGTCATCAAGAATGACGAGATGAAGACGACCATCACCCAGGAGGCCCGTACGGGTGTCTACACGATCACCACACAGGACGCTGAGCTGATTGCTCTTCTCGACCAGGGCATTGTCGAGAAGGCTCCTGTGACGATGGTTAAGCCCATGACCTATGGTGTCGTCTCGCCTGGTGTCTATACGGTGCCTGGTCATAAGATGGAAGAGATTTTGGAGCAGCGTCCTTTCGACCATCTGTGATTGTCGGCCTGAGACAGCGCGCCTCTGATCTCAGGATTAAGTAACTGAAGGGTTCGTCCTTTCGGGTACTGGCCTTACATGAGGGTTCATAATTCATGAGGACTCATCCCCCTATCGACTAATACTCGGTAGGGGGATGATACTATGTGAGCAGAGTCACGTGGTTATCTATTGTAAACTACTCGGCCTGTCAGCTATGCTTCATGTTGTCAGGCCGAACAACTACGAAAGGAACCAACAACATGAAGAAGTTTCTTGCGACGACCGGTGTCGCACTACTAATGATTACTACAGCTGCTGCTACTGCTAATGCCGCCGACAACCCTGGGATCAAGGCCGAGGTCACGAAGGCCACGTCCGCGTCTCGACAGACCTCATCTGAGGTCAATGTGGGCGGGACTTGGACCACCAAGCGACTGGCTGTCGGACAGCAGTTCACGGTGGCTTCTAAGGATGGTGGCTTCAAGTGGAACGCCTCATTTCCTTTTGCCTTGGACGACGGCACTGTCGTCGGTGAGTGTGTCGCCGATCAGGCGACACTGACCTGCAAGGTCACGGAGGTGCCCGCAGCTTACGCCGACAAGGAGAACGTCAGCGGTACATGGTGGGCGCGTGCGCGCCTTCAGGACGCTGCTGTCGGCACTAACGAGAGTACGATCACTCTTAATGGTGAGGTCGTGAAGAAGCTCGTGTGGGGTGATGCTGAAGGAACAGGTGTCTGCACGAATGATTGTGATGGTCCGGCCCACTTTGAGTACGCAGAACCGTCCAACGTTAAGTTTGGTTGGACCAATTCCAACGGAACCGTTGGATGGGGTATCAAGTTTATTGCTGAGGGTGGTGTCGAGTACACCATTAAGGACTTCGATACCCGACTCTCTCCCGGTGTCAAGTGCGCCAAAGGCCCAACCTGGGACCCGGCCACAACTGAGATTGTCACAGCCACGCAAGTGGACGCGAACACGATCAAGTTCACCGCGCCTGAAGGGTCTAAGACCTGCATCACCTACCCGCCGGAGCAGATGAAGGTTCCCGAGGGGCAGACCTCGGTGACGAACCACGCCGAGGTGAACGGCCTGAAGCTGGAATCTACTGCGACCGTACGCTCTAACGGAGGCACCGACGGCGATGGGACTGTGAAGCCCGCCCCTACGCCGTCTGAGGACCCGAAGCCGACTCCTACCCCCACCCCGGAACCTGAGCCCTCTAAGCCTACACCTACACCGACTCAGACCCCTTGCACGATTCACCCTGACCGAGACAAGGACCGCGTGCCTTGCAAGATCGAGCCTATCCCTGCACCGACTAAGGCTACACCGGCCCCGAAGCCTGCGCCAACGATTGAGGCCCCGAAGGCCAAGCTAGCCAAGACTGGTGCTGCCTCTGAGGCTGCTGTAATCGGGATTCTGTCGCTGCTGTTCGGCGCGGCAGCCATGACTGTGGCCTGGTGTGTTGGCCGATACAGCAAGACTCGCTGACACATAATTAGGGGGCCAGTGCTGGTTAGTGCTGGCCCTCTATCTTGCCCCGATAAATAACACAAAGGAGAACCAATGCGACCACAACGACAGCACTATAATGATGCTGGTTTCGACCTGTCCACGAAGATGCCTGTCATCATCTACCCAGGTGAGGTTATCTACGTGGCGACAGGCTACTACCCTGATAAGCACGACATCCCTGATGGGTCTGTTGGACTCGTCTTTGCCCGCTCGTCACTGAGCAAGAAGGGACTGCTTCTCGCTAATGGTGTCGGTGTCATCGACGCTGGCTACGAGGGCGAAGTTCTTGTTCCACTGTGGAACATGAGCAAGGACACCCCTGTCGTGCTGGAAGAGCATGAGCGCATCGCTCAGATTGTTATTGTCAAGCTAGAGGGCACATCTGCTCTCTACGCACAGCCACCCGTCCAAGCCGGTGAGCGAGGTAAAGGTGGCTTCGGTTCTACTGGAAAGGCCAACAAATGATTACCGTCTACTCTAAGCCCAACTGCCAACAGTGCTCTGTGACGTACCGCAAGCTGAAGAGCCTTGATCTACCGCATGAGAGTGTGGATGTGACGGAAGATGCTGACGCATTGGCATTTATCCGCGCACTGGGTTATCAGCAGGCACCTGTCGTTGTCGTGCGTGAAGGCGCGCAAATTAAGGAACACTGGTCTGGGTTCCGACCGGACCTCTTGAAGAAGTATGAGGTGAAAGAATGAAAATTACTGACCCGGTGAAGCTCGAAGAGGCACGCGCACGCATGGCTAAGGCTCGCGCGTCTCGTGGCCCTGAAAAGTATCCCAAGGATGTCGAAACGCGGCTTGATTTTGTCCGACAGCTTGTGATGAAGCAGTTCAAGGACGCGGGCCTGTCGATCACTAACGATGGAAAGCTGCTCGGCGGGTCTTCTGCGCAGTATTACCGCTCCAAGTTGGTGAATGGTAGCCTAACGATCAAGGACATGATCTTGCTTGGTGACTACATGCCAATTGACTGGACTCTCATCCTAAAGTCGATTCGACAGCCAAAGGACGTTCTGCGCCCAATGGACGATGAGGCAGCAACTATCAACATGGAGTTCACCGAGCCTGGGGATAACCCATTTGCTGACTATTTCGTTGATGTGGATGGTGTGTGATGGAACCCTCGTTGCGTGATTTTGCTAAGAGCCTCACGGACATCCCTAAGTTCGGTTCGACAAAGCTCGTTCGGTTCCTCCGACGTGAGGGTTTCTTGAAGAAGGGGCGCTATATTAGCGAACCGACTGACAAGGCCAAAGGATTGCTCGATGTGCGCCGTGTCTACACTGATGAGGGTAACTCGTATCGGCAGGTGTTCGTCACTGAAGAGGGTGTCCGGGTGTTCACTGATATGATTAAGGCTGCGTACAAGGACTTCGGTCCTTGGGAGATTAGGAGCAATTGGAGGAACAATGATCAGTTGGACTGACCTGACCGCCGACTACAACCTGTGGATCGACAATTTCGATGCGGGCCGTGGTGGCAACGCTATTGACCGCATCATCATCCACCACAACGCTGGCAAGGCCATGTCGCACCAAGATGTGTACGGTGCCTTCAGCGGCAATGGTACGTCTGCGCACTACGATGTTGACATCAACGGCGCTATTGCGCAGTATGTCCACGACTGGGATACTGCATGGCACTGCCCAGGTGTGAACAAGCTGTCGATTGGCATTGAGCACGCGAACTCGACGGGCGCTGAGGGCGGCTGGGATGTCGGTGAGGCCACCATCGACGCGGGCGCGCATCTGACTGCTGCTCTGTGTCGTGCGTATGGTCTGGGTCGTCCTGAGTGGCGAGTCAATGTGTTCCCCCACAGCGACTTCTACTCCACGATGTGCCCTGCCTCGCTGCGTGACACGTATGCGAACGAGTACATCGAGAAGGCCCAGCAGTATTACGACAACCTTGATGCTGACCTGTCCGAGAAGGAGGGTTGGGTGTCGCAGAATGGTGGTTGGTGGTACCGTACTGAAGACGGTGGCTACGAAACTGGCTGGTTCCCTGTGGGCGACAAGTGGTACTACGCTAACGAGAAGGGCTGGTTGCAGTTCGGTTGGCAGCACGTCGATGGTCACTGGTATTTCCTGCATGATGTCCACGATGGGCGTTATGGTGAGATGGAGACTGGCTGGGTGAAGGTCGGTGAGCACTGGTTCCTCTTGAACGACAAGGGGCAGATGCAGACCGGCTGGCAGCTCGTCAAGAGCAAGTGGTACTACCTTGAGGAAAACGGCGCTATGCGCACCGGCTGGCTGTCGTACAACGGCAGCGACTACTTCCTCACGGAATCGGGCGCTATGGCTGTCGGACTGTGCCAGACCCGTCTCGACGGCGCTTGCTCGATTTTCGGTGAGGACGGCAAGCTGATTGTCGGTAAGCTGGTTGTCGAGCAGGACGCTGATGGCATCGTGAAGCTGGTAGAATCTAAGTAACTTCAATTTAGGAGGAACTTGGACATGGAGAAGGATGTTCTCACTACTGACCGCACCAAGTGGACCGCACTGACACCTGAGCGGCGTAAGGCGATCTATGGTGTTGTTGCAGCTTTGCTGGCTGTCGGTATTGCTTACGGTGTTGTCGCGCCTGAGCAGTCGGCTCAGTGGCTTGATGTGCTGGATAAGGTCTTGGGCTTGCTTGCCCTGGTTCTTGCAGCTGTTCACACGGGTGGTGTCTATACGGCCCCGTCGTATGGCACTCCTGACGCTGAGTGACACAATTACAGAAAACCCCCTTGCTGATGTCAGTGAGGGGGTTTTCGCTATAATGGCCTCATGAAGAAGTTGCTGAGATCAATGAGCGAGCCAAGGTCTGTAACTGCCGTGATGGTAGTTATCTACACGGCTATCGCTATTACAGGTATTGGGTTCTTGACGAGTGCTGCGGTGCTACCGTGGGTTGTTGTCCTTGCGGGTGTTCTCATGCTCATCTCGGGTGTTTTGGGTGCACCTTCAGCGTGGTTGGGTTCTTGGTGGTTGGAAGGCCCAGCGGCTTTGACATCTGTTGTTGGCATCATGCTTGTGTCGATTAACGAACTAGTGCTGACTACTGCACATGTTCGTTGGCCGATCCATGTTATTATTTTGTCAGTAATTATTGGACTGTTCTTTTTGGGGCGTGCTCTGCGTGTGTGGCCTTACTCGTATCGCCCCGGGGTTCTGCCGAAAAGCAAGCTGGAAGAGGCTGAAGAACGGTATCATAAGACAAGGGAAGAATACTTGTCAACCGTTAGTGAGTAACAAGGAGTTAGCGTATGAACACGGCACTGGTGGGCCTCGTTTGCTCTGCCGTAACCCTTGTTATCAAGGCTATAGTTGATTTGTGCATTGATCGTTACAAGAAGTCTCAAGAGATTCAAGAAGCTCGTGATGATCTTGAAGCTGAATTGCGCACGCAAGCGTTCCTGTGGAAGGAACACGCTTACGCTGTGCGTGTTGCGGCTTTGCAAGCCGGTGTGAAGGTAGAAGACCTGCCTTCAGTTCCAAAGGAGGACTAATGCTCATTGCCTGGTTTTTGGTTGGTCTCGCCGCTGGCTTGATTGCCGGTGCTGCTTGTACTTACGTGTACTTGGACAACAAGTTCCAGAAGGCTGTGAAGGAGGTGCTTGATGGTATCCAAGACGAACTCGCGCGATTTGCTGACGAGTGATGACCCGGAGCTGCGGGGTAAGCGCGACATGGCTTTGTCGCTGCTAAAGCGCGGCACAGAGCGAAACAAGATTATTCAGTCGACAGGTTTCACGTCTGAAGAACTGTTCGTTATCGAGCAGTCGTACTACGACAGCCGACAGGAGTTGTCGCCTCGCAATATGCGCATCAAGCAGCTTGATCGTCTTGATGCGCTTGTTGACATGGCTTACAGCCAGATCGGGATGTTCGGCCTTGCTGACGAGAAGGGTAACTGGGGGCAGAACCTTCAGGCTGTTCTCGCTGTTCTGCGTGAAATCTCCGAGGTTGCGAACCTGAAGCGTCAGACGGTGACGCATGAGATTCGTGTGATCGAAGAGAAGCAAGTGAACATCATGCTGTCGTTCACTAATCAGGTGCTCGAAGAGTATACGGCGCTCATGTATCCGCACTTGTCGGCTAAGGCTAAGAAGGCTTTGGAGACGAATAAGGCTGATTGGTTTTCTCAGGCTGTAAACAAGCCTGCCGCGTTGCTTGAGGCGACTGTGGAAGTTGAGGGTGACTGATGCTGCCTTTCGGTGCTGTCGCTAAGAAATTCTCAGATGCTCAGCGTCTTGAAGTGTGGCGTAATAATCCTGCCAAGTGGGCTGAGGATCACGGTCTGTTCATGTGGTCTAAGCAACGTGAAGTTGCTCAGTCAGTTGTAGAGCACCAAAAGACGCTTGTGGTTACGGGCAATGGCGTAGGCAAAGCTGTCAAGTTGACAGAACCTATACCAACGCCTACTGGCTGGACGACAATGGGTGAACTTCGCATCGGTGACTATGTCCTTGACGAACTTGGTAATCCGACCAAGGTTGTTGCTAAGTCACCTGTGTGGAACATTCCGCTGGTTAAGGTCATCTTTAACGACGGTGCAGAGGTTATCTGCCCAGAAGCCCACGAGTGGGCTGTCATTCGTTCGGCAGACTTTCTTGTTTACGGCAAAACTAGGTGGGACGACACGGTTGTTGTCGAAACACGCGACCTACATATTGGAGATCGTATTCCGAAGGCCGGTGGCGAAGAAGGACATTGGTGTGTCGTTGCTATTCAAGGTGCGCCAACAGAGCCGACACAGTGTATCGAGGTAGACTCACCACGTCACTTGTACCAGGTGAGCCAGTGGTGCATCCCTACGCACAACAGCCGACTCTCGGCAACGCTCGTTAACTGGTGGGTAGACACACACCCTGTCGATGACACGACAGTCGTCACCACGGCAACGAACTGGAAACAGGTCCGCAACGTTCTGTGGAAAGAGATTCCTCGTGTCAAGGCCGATGCTGGTATTGGTGGCAAGGTTAGCGCCGACGCAACATGGAAGATGGGATACCGACAAGACCCTATCGCTTTCGGTATGAAGCCGGACGATAAGGACGAGTCGGGTTTTCAAGGTGTCCACGACCAGTACGTCCTAGTGATTATGGACGAGGCGGGTGGTATCTCCAAGGAAATCTTCACCGCTGCTGACGCAATTACGACCAACAAGTATGCACGCATCTTGGCTATTGCTAACCCTAACGACCCGTCGTGCTACATGGCCGAGGTGTTCAAGCGGGAGATGCGCCTGAAGCCTGAAGAGCGCTCCTGGAACATCATCCAATTCGGCGCGTACGACACGCCTAATTTCACGGGTGAGGTCGTACCTGTCGAGGTTGCGACTCGTCTTGTGCAGGTTGACTGGGTTGAGGCACGTAAGAAGGAATGGGGCGAGGATGACCCCCGTTTCGTAGCGCGTGTCCTCGGTGAGTTCCCAGACGTGTCTGACGACGGCCTGTTCAACATGGGCCGCGTCATGCAGTCGATGGAGGCTTACGACACTTCTGAACCTGACGAGGGTATGCCGATTGTTCTCGGTGTTGACGTTGCCCGTTATGGGTCCGACAGCTCAGTGATTGTGTCGAACCAAGGCGGTTACATCAAGATTCATGGGCGTTACCAAGGCTTGAACGGTCCTGAGCTTGCCCGTAAGGTTGGTGAGCTGGCAGTCGAACTCGGGGCTGTCGAGATTCGTATTGACGCTATCGGTGTTGGCGCATCCGTTCTCGATAGTATCTACAATTTCGTGCCCGCTGACATTTCTGTCGTTGGTATTCACGGTAACGCGAAGTCCGGTGATAGCACTAAGTGGTACAACTATCGCGCCGCTATGTACGATCAGTTCGCTAAGGCTGTCGCTGATGGTCGTGTCTTCCTGCCCGATGACGATAAACTCCACAATGAAATTGCTTCGATTAAGTACGAGTATCGTGGGTCAGCAATGCTCATCGAATCGAAGGAAAATATGCGCAAGCGTGGCATTAAGTCGCCTGACGTTCTTGATGCTGTCATTTATGCGTACCAGAATATTGGAGCCATTATGGCCGGTGATTCAGAAGGTCAGTACTATTCACCTGATGATCTACTAGAAGAAGATGACCTCTTGGACTTCATGTTCGAGGAAGAGTTGTCTGTATTTCTAGCGTGATAGGATAATTAGCATGAAGTATGAGCAGACATTCCAAGAAGCGCTAGGGTCTTTTTCTGATACCCTAGCGCGTCTCAAGCGAGAAGATGCGGGCTGGTTGCCTTTGTCTGCTGTCGAAGGCCCTGATTCTCTGATTACTCTTGATGTGATTAGGGACCATTCGGCGCGTGCGCGCCGTTTGGCTACTCTTAACCCTATTGTGAAGCGTGGCCTGGTTGTGCGTAACGCTTACATGTGGGGCGACCCTGTTGTCTACAAGGGTTCTACTGGACCTTCTCGTAAGGTGATTGATGAAAACGCGAAGGCTTGTTTCAGTGTGCAGGCGCGTGTTCGTGATGAGCAGTCTTTCAACACTGACGGTTGCGTCATTTATCTTGTGGATAAGGCGACAAAGACTGTTACACCTGTTCCGTTGATGCGCCTTGCTGGTGTGGCTACTGATGATGCGACAGGTGATGTCGTTGCGCTCCTGATCAACCCTGTCGTAAGTGGTGAGCCTCAGTGGTACATGCTGTGGGACCGCGTGAGCGTGAAGATCACTAAGACTAACTACAAGGTGAACAAGCGCTTGACGGCTGTGTATGCGACCGTGAATCGCCTTGCTGCTGAACAGTACGGTAAGCCTGATCTCATGAGCGCTATGTCGTATGCACAGAAGTACAAGGAGCATCTTGAGGTCGCACACCTCATGGAGAAGTCTCTCGCTAAGCTGGCCTTCAAGGCAACGAGCGTTAATTCTAAGCAGCAACAGGCCGTTCAGCAGCGTATGGCTGGTCCCGGTGTCGGTGGCACTGCGAACATTGGTGCTGGGCAGGATATTCAGGCAATTAACAAGGCTGGCGCTGGGATTGATTTCTCGGCTGGTACGCCTCTTGCGGCTATGGTGTCGGCTGCTCTCGACATCCCCTTGTCGGTGTTGCTGACTGATGGTTCTGCGGGTGGCCGACAGGGCGCTGAGACTGCGCTTGAAGACCCGACGTTTAAGGCGTTGGAATTGCGCCGTCAACTCCATATCGACATGCTGAATGAGATTGC